GGTGGCTATTTAGAATAGCACACCAATAGTAAATGTAATAACTAATAAGTAAAATAATACTGTGCGTTGTTGATATAAATCATTCGCCTCAGCTAATAATAATACCTTACTAGTTTTATTTGTATATCTTAAAGACATGATCTTCTCCTCCGATTGAGTGTAGTTGGTAATTGTTTAATAGTAACAATCTTACCTTGTTGTTGTAACTGACTAATAGTCATTGCTAATTGATAGTAATAGTTATTAGTATGCATTAGAAATACCTCACAAATAAATAAGTTAATACGATTGGCATTGGAGCTAATAAGAATATCATTAGATTAGCCTCTCTTTCATTAACTCTTCATCACATATTTCAAATGCAACACATTCTATTACACACCATACGATTGAATTCTTATAAAGAACTATATCGTAATCATTCTCTACAAATACACAAGCAGGATAATTATCTCCCATTTGTTCTTTCACATAATCAATTATCTCATGATCATATAAATCATAAAATGAATTAGTTTGTGAATAGTATATGTGAGAGTGAGCACAACCGCTAACACATCCTCCTTCAAGGATATACTTGCAGTCCTCAACATCATACACCTCTCTCAAGGCTTTAATCATTTCCATCATAGATTAATACCTTAATAAGTTTACAGTTTAGAGAATGAATCTCTAACGAGACTACCGAGAATCGAACTCGGATCGCTTGATAGACAGTCAAGCATAATAACCATTATAACATAGTCCCTTGCGTCCTTTAATTGGACTGCCTCCTTGGCGATTGTGAATGATTGTGAATCTACGATTGTGATTAATAATAATTAATAACTAATTTGAATTGAAACTAATTACAATTAACCAACAATCAGATTACAATGTAATAAGAATTAACAACTAATCATAGATTCTTTGTGTATATATTAAACCTTCACATAATGTTTCGTTTAATAAGAATGAACAAAGATCTTCATCTGTTAATGTGTGATAATACTCTTCATTATCAACTAATTCTTCAACATTATCAACTGTAATTACAATTTCTTTGTAATCATTAATAACTACTTCATAATCTAATCCAATTGCGTCAACTAATTCAATTAGATCATAATCCACTGTGAATTTAACATTCATAATAATAACCCAATTAAATAATAATAATTAGAGAAACAAATGATCTTGTCGTTAATAATAATTAACTTTCAAATACAACTCCAAACGATTGTCAAACAGTAAGCAATAAGTACTCATTTTATTAAACCTCTTATTAGTTTAAATGCTACGTTATACAAACAGTGACTAATAAGTAGTAAACTCTCACTTAGTTAAAGATGATTAAATCTGAACTTTGGATGTTTGTCTCTCATGTACCTATTATAACCATACAATCATGAGAATGGTGTAAGATGTCAGCAATCCCTCATGAGTCTATTGAGTCTACATAGTCCTACGCGATTGTGAAACTAAGACTCACTGCTATCACTGTGTAGTCCCTTCTCTTTACTGTTCATCACTGATTACAATTGCATAACATGGCAAATCGCTACAGATCACTGGAATTTAATGTGTTTGATAACTAATAAACAGTTCAAATCAGTTGCGTCCCAGTTGATCTCGTCCTTGTTGCGTTTTTAATTGTTACCACTGGGGGAACTTGCGTCCGGGCGTCGTCGATATAAGGCTTGAGAAATTTATGTTATTTTTTTAAGGTTTCAGGTAAGAGGATCCAATTGAAGGAATGTAGTTAATATTCAGTACTATACGGTTATTACAGTCAGTAGCGGAGCAACCACAGTGTTCTAGAGCACCATAGAAGGTAAGAAGTCGATTAGCTACGGAAGGAACATCTGGATAATCATTCTCTTTAAACTTAGTGTATCCGTTGTTAGTGTTAAGGTAGAAGATAGCGGTTTGTTGGTTAAGGGACATATCTGTATGGAAGTCAGAGAGTACACCTTGAGAGGTACGAGGTCTTAAGTTAGCTTTAATGCGGTAGATATACTTAGCGTTAAGTTTAGTAAGTATAGGTTGAAGGAAGGGAGACCAGTTATTTTGAGAAGGTCTAGATATATTAAAGAAGGAGTGAACGAATTGGAACTGATCTAAATCTTTCCTAGTACTAGATATAGAGTCATTAAAGTACCAAGTAAAGTCATGACTAAGGAAGTATTGTTGAGTTATTTCAAAGTCTGAGGGAGATAGGAAGTCATCTATAATCTTCATAGTGGTAGTTCTATTTGGGTTTCAGGTATATAGAAGGTATTGGGTTTATCTTTACGTATTTGGCAGACATAGGTGGTCTTATCAGGTCTCTGATAGGTCATATCTGAATCATGGGTATTATACAGTAACATCTGTATTATACGATCATTCTTATGTATCATAAGTTGGGGGTTTGGTGAAAGTGTTATAGGAATATCCAATCATAGGATATTAAGATAAGGAAATGTTGTAGGAAGAGGGTTCGATGTCGAAGACAAGAACCCTCATAAGGGGCTGGGTCCACCCTTCCCTTCCCCTGTATAGGTGAGTGATTGCCCCTAAACCCAGGTAGGGACTGGTTTCTTTCCTTCAAGACCTCTAGCTTTCTTTCTTTGGTCTACATTCATACCCAAAACTATGTGGTTAGCTGAAGATTGGGGGTCATCTAGGAAGCCTTCCAGCTGATCTTTCCACTCTTCTAACTCTTTCAGTTTGATCTGTTCTGTAGCTGAGATAGAAAGGGCATCTGTGAAGTATTGAACGCCTTGAGCAAGGCAATCTAGTCTATCATCATGTTTAACTGCACCTTTTTCTCTACACATTCTACTCATTTGGTAGAAGAGCATGTAGAGTAGACGTAGTTCGGGTGCTTCATCTTTGTTAGATCTATAATCCCATTCTACAACCGACCTATCAACCACAAGTCTGTGCTGATTAAGGACAGGTTCAAGAGAATCAATGATACGATCTTCTTTACGTACGTTGGCCCGTACTTCTTCGATGTCAACATATTGTTTACGGGAGGATAAGTGTTTACGGAATAACTCTGAGACGATACCATCACCAAAGTTAGTTTCAATTACTATCTTAGTTACACCATACTTCTTACAACCGTCGAGAATGTTAAGTAACGTATAGTCACTGTAACCGTCTCTGAAGGCTCTCATTTCATGTAAATATATAAACCCATTGCGTTGGGATAAGAAGGCCGCTGCAGTCTCATCTGTGCCCCTTCCAGAGGGATCTACAGAGCAGATAGTCTCGGAGTAGTCTTGCCAATCCCCAACAAGTTGCATAGGGGAGTAGAAGTAGTCGCCTGGTAGTCCGACTGTAGGCAGATCTTTAATAACGTTCTGGGGATCAGAACACCAAACAACATTGTCGGGGGCAGTATTAGGATTGACGCTAGTAATAACGAGGTCTGCCATCTTGAGTGGGAACTTCTCAGCATCTGATAGGGAGGTATCTAATTGGAATTGAAGCATGTAGTTAGAACGACCCATAGATGCTTCACGTTCTATTAGGTCGTCATTATCGAATCTGTCAGGGTCTGTAACATCCCATTCCAGAGCACCAGCTTCCAGATCTTCTTGTATCTGAGGAGCTAGTAATCCTTCATATTGACTGAGTTTACTTTTTCTTGGGTATCTACTGGGCCAAACGAACGGACGGTACGAACGCTCTGCCAGCTTACGATACACAGTAAAAGTAGTCTGAGGAGTCCCGAGATACATAATACGGCTATCACTCTTGGGTGTGAGGATAGACTCTGCTTCCGTACAAAGTTGGAGAAGCTTTTCACGCATTAGCTCCGTCATGGAGTTTCCAGGCACCTCTATGTCGTCCAAGATCATCAAATCTGCGCGACTTCCGGTTAGCTGTCCAGTTATTCCCACGCTTTTTACGCTTGGGGCTTGGTGAGGAGAACAGGCTACGTCGAAGCTGATGCGACTCCAACGTGAATCGTCTTGTTTCGGTCTGAGATGACTGAGCCATGGGGTTTCAATAATTAGTTTTTGTAGGAAAATTGACATGTTATCTGCTCTCTCTTTGGAGGCAGATATGATCATTATCTTTCTTTCGGGATCATTAAAGAGTGTCCATAACACAAAAGCACCAGTAATCCAAGATTTACCAACACCTCTAAAGGCTTGGATCTGTAATCTTTTTGGTCCATGTTGTAAGTAGTCAGCGATGGAGTACTGTGCTCTAGTGGGTGATGGAAGACCCAGCTGGTCCCACAGAGCTTGTAGGAACAGCTTAAAGTCGTCTTGTAAGGCGGTTAAAGTATTACTCATAAGTTAGCGTCAAGCTTTCCTTGACCTTTATCCTCTTTACGTTTTGTCTCTCTTTGCACTTGTCTAGATTTTAGATTCGTTTCTTTCGTTACTTGTCTCTGTAATTTATTAGCTCTCTGTTCATCTGTCATTTTAACTTTAGCTTTAGAAGCTGCATTCCAATTCTTTGCTCTCAATACTAGATCGAATTCATCTGGATGAAAAGTAGGTGTTTCTTCTGATATATCATCCCATGGAGTAAGACCTTTACTTTCTCTAACAAGACGTTCAAAGTCATCAGCTACAGTTCCTTTTGTACCATCAGGAAGTATAGTTTTACCTATTTCTAAATGTGAAGTACCATTTGGGTTTAGTTTATTTATAGTACCTATATGTTTTTGAATTAAATTATTAATCTTATTACGTCGAAGTTTGATAAAATTAATATCATCACCATTATGTGCTGCATCATAATCGTCCCAACTAATATCAGCTAATCTACCTAAATCAGTTGCTGGCTTATTCTTACCTTGTTCTTGATGCCATCTTAAGAAATAGTCTTTCCAAGTTCTAGGTATACCTAAATCCATTAAAGTCTGATCATCAAGTATATCTCTATTACCTCTGGATTGGTTTTCCCTCCAAGCTTCTAGAAATGTATAACCAGGACCGCCTTTAGATTTTGGCACTGCATGGCTTATGTCTTTAGAAAGGTAGCTTTTACCACGTACATATTTTTTACCTTTTTTCTTTGCTTCTGCCTTTGCTTTTCTTTCTATCTCTCTTTGTAGCTTTTTCTGATAACCTATCTCAGTATTTACATACTTAACAAAACCATCTACAGTACCTTTATCATATTTAACAATACTATTATTTTCATCAAACATTTCTAGTTGTTTTGATTCAAATGATTTTAATTCTGCTGTTACATCATCAGGTACTCTAAAAGGATTTCTTCTAAGTTGATGCCATTTATTAAAAGGTAGAATTCTAATCTGACCTTCAGGTTCTAGTTTAGTTTTTGGTCCTTTGTATACTTTGTAGTAATGATCTCCAATCTGAACATCAAGACCAGCCCAACGCTTTTTACCAGTTAAAAGTAGTTGATGGTTAGCTTCTTTACCTACTGCTATAGCCTCTGAAAAATCATTTAGCTTGGTAAAATTCCTTATATGACCACTATAGTACTCTTGTAATGTTTTTTTAGTTGTTAATTCAAATTTAGGGTTAAAGTAACTTCCACCTTTCATAGCACTAGCACCACCAGTACCACCAAGACCTTCAGTTAATCCAGTAATTTGACGACGAGTATTACCAAGAATATCACCTATTGCATCACCTCCTAACTCTGCACTTTTGAACCCACCAGCTACTGTTCCACCTAGTATACCACTAAGCACTAATTCTCTAGTTGTAAGTCTTCTTCGTTCATCAATACCAACTTCTAACTGAGCCATACCTGCACCACCTACTGCTCCTTTTACAGCAGCTCTTCTTAAACCTTTCAAGCCTTTAGCTGTTGTACCCATAGGTATTGTCTGGAAACCACCAGCAGCTATAGCTTCACCATGACTGAAATCATCCCAGTCTCCTCTCATCCATTGTGCTAAAGCATTAGCTCCATAGCCTACACCAAAATTAGTACCATAATAAAGAGCTTGACCTACTACAGGGATACCTAACAGACCAACTGTTGCAAAGTCTGTAGCTATACCAATGCCTGTTTCAGCAGCAATAGAAGCATAGTGTGGTCCTTCTGGATCTTGAGTAAATTCATCGTCTTCTAATTGCCTCTGTCTTCTCCAGAACGGTACTTCTTGTTCTAAGATCTTACGTTCTTCTTCTAATCTGTCCTGTTCTGCTTTCTCGTCACGTTCACGTTGAAGTGTTTCTTCGTCTCTCTTTACAATACCAGGATCGGGATTAGGACTACCAGAATATGTCATAATTGTACTCCAAATAGTTTCTGTAGCTCAGCTTTACCTTGATCAATTTCTTTTTTAACTTGAGGAGGTACATCATTATCCTTTTCGTATTTATCTGTAAAATAGAAACTACTTCTTTCAGGTTTAACTACTGATTCCTTCGATGTATCAGTTTTAGGAGTAACAACTTCAGTACTTTGTCCTGTAGTATCTTTTGGATCTATAAAACCAGGATCTACATCACTTACTAAAAGATTTGTTAATGATTTCTTATAGTAATCAAATGAAGTATCCATTACTTCACCCAGTTCCTTTCTTCTAGCTTTATCATATTTCCAAAGTGCTGGAATAATTTTCTTAGCACCAGAAACACTCCTTCTAGTCAGATCTTCTACAAATTTACCACGACTAAGCTTCCATCCAACAGACAGTGCTTCTCGTGCTGGTCCAGCTGTTTTATCACGAAAGGTATTAGTTTTAGAATCATACCATATTACTTGTTTAGTTTGAGGGTGTCGATACCATCCAGAACGAATAGGATTCTTTTCTTTTACACTACCACTTTTAGTAGTACCTTGTTCATAACCTCCTAACGGATTCTTTTTCCACATTACTTTCTTTTAGCCCCTCCACGAGCGCGATTTCTTTTTGGTATTTCTAAAGTTAGCCGACCTTTCTTATGGGAGACATCTTTACCGCCTCTACCCATAATTCCTAACTTTCTACGTCTACGAGATAATAGTCTCCGATACCGCCTTTTAGCAGCTGTACTATTTATCTTCTTTTGTTTCCTCTTCTGTTTTAAATAAGACTTCCTACCTTTCTTAGATTGGTAATATCTAGAAGTCTTTCCTGGGTTCTTAGCCCGTCTTGGAGCCATATAACCTCCGTTGTACTAATTCAGGATCAACTTTGGGTAGGATTCTATTCAGCTTGTCCATAGGACTGCCTTCATAAGCAACTCCTGTTATGTCATTAGTCTTAAGCCAATCACAGGCTGCTTTTAAGTCTTGAGTAGTAGCCTCGCCACTACGAACCCGTTTAAGGAATTCGTTAGTGACAAGGTTATGTAACTCATCAAACTTTTCTTCTTTGGCTTTAGCCATAGTTATGTCCAGCTAATATCTTTACCATCTACATCATGGCCTTTCTTTTTCTTACTAGCTTTTATATAAGCAGGGTTTCCTGACTGATATCTTTTCCAAGCTTCAGTATTATATTTCTTGTCAGCATCTGTGACTTTAAATCTTCCTTTTAATGACATAATAATTTAAGATAGTAGTTTCTTTTTAACAATTTCCAATGCCTGATCATCTAGTTTGTTATCAGTTCTTTTTACGTAAGCTTCTAATAGGTCTACTACTAGCTTCTTAACTGAATCTGACTTCAAGAAGGCGAAAAGGATGGGCTTGATAATTAGGATCATTGTATTAGGGGGTTAGGGTTAAACTTTGTCGAGTGTGCCACGAGTGGCTTTTGTTGAGGTTTTCTTTGAAACCTTTACCTCAACTTTAGGTTCTTTCTTAACTTTTTTAACTTCTTTTACTTCTGTGTCTTCGGACACTGATACTTCTGTTTCTGCCATAGTTTCCAGTTCTTTTTAATAGGTTTACATTCTGCTTTTAATTTCTTTTCAACAGCTAGCTCTACGTCTTTTTCCCATTTAGCTATAGGTACAACATCACTACACATATGACCAAGATCAGAACTAGGTAGTAGCATGAATCCTTTCTGTTGCAATTCTGCACACTTCAGGACTCTAACTAACTCATAATCTAATCTCATCTTTTCTTCTTGTCTAGCTGCTATACTACGACACCTATTTAAACCTTCACGGTCTAAAGGTATCATAAAGTTAATCTGACCTCCCCAGTTCTCAGCCATTGTGTAACTAGAAGGTCTCATTCCATCTTCATCTATATCCCATGGTTTAGTATGATTTCCCATATAGAATGGAGAGAATGTCATTGTAGCTCCATTACAGGAGATGTTAGATCCGTAATGCTGTCTAGATGGTGCTCCATTATTCTGGAATTGCACCGCCTGATTAGTTACATTACCTGTCGCTGCTGCAACTGGATTAGCTACGTTATCTGTTTCAGCTCTAGCAGGATTTACTGAGAGAAGACTGATAAGGATACCGTAGTAGAAGTAGTGTCGATTTCTCTTTCTATTTCTGTTAGCGACAGTACCTGATTGGCTGCTCTTGTTGTTATTTCTAAAGTAAATGGATCCCCAGCTGTATGTAGGGTGAATACTGAATCTGAATCTACTATTCCTCCAGATGTTGCTGAAGTATGAGTTATATTTTCTCCAGACCATTTGTTTAATGGAGACCCATAGGTTGTTGTAGTTATTTCTTCTACAATCTCTTGAGTCGTTGTCGTTGTACTGTTCATCGACCCTTGGGTGAAGTTTGGGGTCACTAATTCTGCTCTCGCTACCGTGGGTGATGCCAGTAATAAGAGTACTAGCCATTTCTTCATGTTTCCTTTTTTTCCTTTTTATTATTACCGTTACTACCAGTGGTCAAACCGAATGTTGCAAGTGCTCCAGTGAAGACACTGGCAGGAAAAGTGATGTCCCCACCTGGGCTTTTCTTAATCATAGGTATTTCAACATAGTTTAATGTAATAATAAAACCACTCCATACCACAACACCAAGTCTGACAAATGTACCAAGAATTTGGATTTGGTGTTCTTGATCCTCTGCAGCATCTTTCAGCTTTCCGAGGAGTCCTTTTTTTTCTTCCGCTGTTCCTTCCATTTATCAATCTTACCTTGTAGGAATTTAGTTAGTTTCTTCTTTATTTGATCAAAGAATGGTGTTGCTAGGGTGGTTGTTGCCACAGCTGCTACAGCTGCATAGGTAGCAGTTGCTACTACTTCTGCAGTTGGTAAAGGCATCTGTATATCTAATACAGGTATCTCCATTTTAGGAGCAGCTGGTGCTTCCTCTGTAGTCTCCTTCTCTACCCCTTCAGGAGCCTCCAGATCGCTTGGAGGGATCACCATAGGCTTATACCCTGGAATACGAGCTGTAGGCGGCTTAAACTCGATTTCCATCGTAGGTAGAGGTTTAGGAACCTGGGGTAGATTTACATGCACTACAGAGCTGCTATCTTAGACTTACCGGAAGTAACGGCTGCATCTATTGCAGTAAAGTTTTCACTACCCCATATAGAAGTAGTACCATCTTCTTTCTTATATGCTTTGATGATTTCTAGGTGATCTACGTTACGTTGTAATTGATCTTTCCATTCAGCATCTGTTTTATCAGATCCTTTGTTACCATTGATAACTGTTACGCTATCGCCTGCAGCTGAAAATATAGCTGCTACTTCATCTGCTGTTTTTTCAGCCATCAGATTCCTCTAGTTCTTGTAAGGTTTTTAGTGCTCCACTTAATTCAGTGAAGCGTTGAAAAGCAGCGTTTTTCTGCTCTAATATTTTATTATGTTGTTCTGCTACTTGCTGTAGTTCAGCTTTCACTTCTTCAATCTTTTCTAAAATGTGTGTCATAGGGTGTTATGCTGCCTCCAATGCAGCTACTTTTGTTTTCAATGTTTCTACCTCTGTGGATAGTTCTTGTACAGCTTTTATTAGTGGTGAGATAAATTCGTTATACCTAAGACCATAAGTTGTGTAAGCAGCCTTCTTAATATCACCTGCTTTCTTACCTTCAGGGATAGTATGTTCATCTCTTGCTTCATGATAAAACGTATCAGGAATGTCTTCTTTAATAAAACCAGCGAAATCAGCAGTTGATTTACTTATATCAGATAAAATTGTTTCTACATCCTGTGCAATAAGACCATAGTGAGTTCTAGTCTTACCATTGAATTTATAAGATACAGGTTTTAATTTATTAACAAATGATAAACCTAAATCAGAATCTACAATTGTATTTTTTGTGTTTTTATCTGAAGTCTGGATAGTACCGTTGGTAGCGTATACATCATCAAATTTATAAGAACTAAGTCCTAGATCATAAGAATCGTTAACATAAGGGAAAATTGTTGAGCTATTTATTACAAATCTGGTAGCATTTCCATTATTAAAATTTATTTGATTAGCACCATGAACATTTCCAATGTACATGTCTCCAGCATTACCACAACTTATGTATGCATTAGATCCGTTATATTGTATTTGTAGATCTGCACTAGAACCGAGTTTTATAATGTCACTATCTTCCATTACTAAGTGACTGGAGACGTGCAGTTCGCCCGTAACTATGCAACCACTCGCGTAAGTCTCAAACTTCTTATAATCGTTGTGATAGAGTTCGACTGACCCACCACCATGAGCTTTAATACTATTTCCCCAACTACCTGACGCTTGATTATCTACCGTGAACATGCTGGAATCAGCTTCAGCGTGAAGTCTCCATCTATCGGCTACATCATCACCTTCATCAGCATAGATATAGACATCGCAATCTTCACCCTCATCACCTAAAATATCTATACCTCCAGATCCCGTTTGCAATCTTTTCCCGTTGTCGTGATAGAGTTCTATGGCTCCGTCTCCGACAGCTACTATACTATCTTCCCAAGAACCACTTGTGTAATTCTTGATATGCATTTTCCCATCAGTACTTGCATACTGTAGCCATTTGTCAGCGTTATCATCGCCTTCATCGGCATTAAATTCTAAAGCAGCATAACCATTTTCTGATCCAATAATTTTTATACCATCGGATCTGGTCTCAAAAGTTTTAACATTATTATAATAGAGTTCACAACTCCCATCAGGTGTAAATTTAGCAATATCTTCACTAGAACCTTTAAGTATTTGAACAGGACCACTAGCAGCACTTATTTTTAAATTACCAGTACCTTCTGTTATGTATCCATGCGATCCACTATGGTAGATTTGTAGATCATTTCCAGTTCCCATCAATATTGCATTAGTCGAACCATCTAAGAAACTTAAATAACCAGTATTTCTATTACCATTGCTAAGTGTCTCAAACTTCTTACTGTTGTCGTAATAGAGTTCACATGAGCCATTCTCAGTAAATTTAGCAATAGCTTCACTATTAGCTGGATTTACTATCTGTACTTGTGATGATAATAGAAGTAAATCTCCTGTACCTGTATCACTTATAAATGAAGCAGATCCGTTATGGTAGATTTCTAAATCATTACTTGCACCGAACTGAGCTTTAACTGAATCTCCAAACTGAAGATTAGCATCTAATACTTCTATATGTTCAGCTCCAACTGCATCGTCTGCAATCAAAGCACCTGTTATCTGATCGGCTGCTATGTGTGCAGTATCTATAGAGCCATCTGTGTAATGTTCAGAGTTAATTGCATCGTCTGCAATCTTTGCTCCAGTAACTGCGTCAGCATTGATAGCTGCTGTGAGTACAGCGTTGTCTGCTATTAATGCTGAAGTTATCGCATCATCTGCTATCTTAGTTGTAGTAATAGCATCGGTGGCTAACTTTGCTTCAGTAACCTGTCCGTCTCCTATCTTAACAGTAGAGACCGATTCATCAGCTAATTTAGCATTAGTGACTGATCCATCTGCTAATTTAGCAGTAGTCACATTAGCATTCAGAATATCAGCAGTTTTTACTTCACTATCTTTTATACCTTCTGAGGTAATCTGTGTTAATGCCATAGTTATTTAGCCTCCAATGCTTTTACTTTTGCGGATAGTTCTTGAATTGCGTTAACAAGATACCATTTTAACTCTGTAGGAACAACTGATAAAACCTTTGTACTTTCTTCTTGAACACATTCAGGTAATACAGCTTGTAGTTCTTGAGCAACTACACCAACTTGTACTCCTTCTTGCTCTTTAACAGCAGCATCAATAACGTCTGTTAATTCAGGGCTATCATTTAATATCTCTTCTTTTGTTTTATATTCAAAGTTTCTTACTCTTATTTGATTGATAGCATCTAATCCTTTCTTGTTATCTGTTACATTCTTCTTGATTCTAATGTCTGAATAACTACCCCAATCTGCATTGTTTGAGTTATAAGGTGTACCTCTAAAAGAAGTTGTACTAGCACCTTGTCCAGTAATGCCATATCCAAATGTACCTTCATACTCAACAGTAGCAGAAGAAGAAGAAGTATATGAACCAACATGAGTGCAATAATTACCTGTAGTTAGTTTGGTTGCATAATTCCCAGCCTGAAGACCTATAAATATGTTATAACTTCCAGTTGTTATTTCATAAGCAGCAGTTTGTCCAACACCAACATTACCAGTACCTGTTGTACATGAATATAAAGCTCTATCACCACTAGCGTGATTCCAGCCTGTAGTATTGGCATATAAAGCTTGATAACCTAGAGCAACATTATTATTTGCAGTAGTATTTGAGTACATACTGTACCTTCCAACAGCTACATTATTGTTTCCTGTAGTTGTTTTTAATGATTCTCTACCAACAGCAACATTATTACCTCCTGTGGTGTTTGTATCTAAAGCATTAGAACCGATAGCAACATTAGAAGATCCTGTAGTATTAGCTTGCATACTATTAGCAATAGCTACATTTACTTCACCAGTTGTATTTGATGCTAAAGCGTTATTACCAAAAGCATATAAAAAAGAACCTGTTGTACTTGCTCCTGCAGCATTTACACCAATAGCATTATTATACCCACCTGTTGTGTTAGCATCTAGAGCACCTTGACCAACAGCTACGTTATTTGTACCAGTAGTGTTTGCATATAGTGCATGTTCACCTACTGCAGTACAATAAGATGCGGTTGTATTTTGATTTAAAGAACTTCTTCCAATAGAAGTGTTATAACTACCCGTAGTATTTTGTTCACCACTATACATACCAACAGCAGTATTATAATTACCTGTGGTATTTAATTGCAATGCTTGAGATACAGCAGTATTTTGAGTTCCTGTAGTGTTTGCATATAAGGCTTTATAACCAACACCAGTATTATTATCTGCAGTTGTATTAGGATATAAAGCTGCATAACCTACAGCAGTGTTATTAGCACCTGTCGTGTTTAAAGACAATGCATATCTACCAATAGCAGTATTGAAACTTGCAGTTGTACTTGTAGTTAAAGCAACATCACCAACCGCAGTATTACTCTGACCTGTTGTGTTTGCAACTAATGTATTTTTACCAATAGCAGTAAGATTACCACCAGTCGTGTTTGAAAGCAGTGCATTAGAACCAACAGCAGTATTATTAGCTCCTGTTGTATTAACCTTCAAACAATTATATCCAATAGCAACGTTGTAACTAGCTGTAGTATTTGCACCTAATGCCAACGTACCCATAGCAGTATTCTGATTACCTGTAGTATTGTCCTTTAAAGTCTGATAACCAAAAGCTTCATTATAGTATCCTGTAGTGTTCGATTGTAAAGAAAAGACACCAGCAGCAGTATTATCAGAACCAGTTGTATTTGCTGCCATTGAATAATATCCAAGAGCAACGTTTCTTGGTCCAGTTGTGGTTGCACCTAATGCGTTATAACCAAGAGCATTATTCTGAGAACCTGTTGTATTTGCAGTTAATGATTCTTGTCCAACAGCAGTGTTGTAATTACCTGTTGTATTTGCATCTAATGCTTGATAACCAAGAGCAGTATTAGTAGCACCTGTTGTATTTGCAGTTAATGCTCTAAAACCAATAGCAGTGTTCTGGCTACCAGTTGTATTTGCTTCTAATGCTTGTCTTCCAATAGCAGTATTATAAGAAGCAGTTGTATTATTTTCTAATGATTCGTCACCAACAGCAGTGTTATCTGATCCAGTAGTATTATATGATAAAGCGTTTTCTCCAGCAGCTGTATTATGACTACCTGTAGTATTTGTGTATAAAGAAAATACACCAATAGCAGTATTCTGATCTCCAGTCGTAATAGCTGTACCTGCGTTATAACCTATAAGAGTATTACGCTCTGCATTTGTACCATCGAATGAATCACCCGCACCAGTTCCTACAACAGTATTCTTCTGTCCATCTGTAGTAACTAACTGATAACCAGAAGCTATCTTAGCTGTAGTAACTGCATTGTTAGCAATAGTTAATGCTCCACTACCTGTTACTTCACCTGTGTGAGTAGCATTAGTAGTCTTAGCTGTGTTAGCTGCTATTTCTGTATTAATAGAGTTAGCTAGTTTAGCTGCTGTAACTGCATCATTAGCTATAAGTTCTGTAGCAACAGCATTAGCTGCTATAGCCGCAGTACCTACAGAATTATCTGCTAAAT